GTCCATGACCGAAATCTTGCGCACGCCCGTGCCCATGTTCGGCGCGCGCTGGGCCATGCTCATCACTGCGGACTGGGCAATCGCGGCCTGATAGATTTCGTTGCTGTATTCGGGGCGATTGATGGCCGCGCTCAGGTCGGCCTCGGTGATTACACTGTTGTACGGCATAGGGGTTATCCTTCCCTGCGCCGCTGTCTACCAACGGCGCGGGTTAGCCTCTGACCCTTGCGCGTATCGCATCGTTGAACGATAGAGGGGCACCCGGATTCGTGGAGCCGCTTCCGGCTCCCGTGGTCTTGGGTGCGCCTCCAGCCCCGGCAAACAGGCCGGGGTGCGCGGCGCGCATGGCTTCGGCGTCAAGTGTTCCATCCTTGAAGTAGCCAAGCTCCCGCGCCACTGCAAACCCCGCCTTGATGTCGGTTAGTCCGGCTTTGAGGGCGAGGTCCGCGAATGTTGCGCGGGACTGCGCTTCGGCGAGTTCGGCAGACAGTGCCGCAACCTTCGCTTCCGCGTCCCGGCCCTTCGCTTCGAGCGTCTCACGCACCTTGGCCTCACGTTTGGCAACTGCCTCGTTGACCCGTCTGTCAATTTCGGCGGTCCATTCCGCGACGCCCCAGCGCGCCCGCTCATCCTGCCCCGTGCCGTTGCCCGCTCCCGCACCCGTGCCAGTGCCCGTGTCCGGTTTCGTGCCTTCGCCCGTTGCCTTAGAATCGTCAGACATGGTAGTGTCCTCCTGTCGTGCATTATACCACAAACCCCGCGTGGGGGCTGTGGTGTGTTATCGCGTCAAGTCCTTCGCCTCTTGATAGGCGGGTGCTAGATAGGGCCGCGCCGCCATGCGGGACGTGCCTATCTCTAGCCAGCCGCCATAACCGGATTGCGTATAAACGCGGCCCACGGGTTTGCCTCCTTCGATGCCTGTCTTGGTGGCGATGCTGTGCGGTTGTTCCCCGTGTCCACTGGTGAGTTCTTGGAAGCGATGGCGGACATGGTGTCACATAGTGTGTTTATCTGTTCCAGCCCCGCCGCCTGTGCGGCCTTGAGCACGTCCCCAGCGTTTGATTGTACACGGCTCACTTGCCCGCCTCCGCCCGCGCTGTCGCAGTCTCCGCCTTGTTGCGCTCGTTCAGTTGTTCGGCGATTCCCCTCCCCCGCTCCGTGGTGACGTAGGCCACAGAGCAACGGCAATTCGGATGCGCGGGGGCTTTCATGGACCCATCGGAGAATGATTCATCGGCGGGTATCACGCCGTCCGCTTCATTCCCTGCGCAGATGTCACAGAGCCGCTCGTCCGCCGTGGTGATCCAGTGCTTCCATTTCGCACCCCGCGCCAGTGCCTCCACCTCCCGCGCCGTGCTGGTAGCCTCCCGCGCCTCCGTCCGCGCTATGGTCTCCCGCCGATCCCGTAGCAGTTTTTGCCGCTCCCGTTCCAAGGCCTTTTCCAACGCGTCATTAGACAAGTCGGATGCTTCGAGGTATTCGCGCACCTTTTCCAACCGCGCCGCCCGCTGCGGGTCAAGCCCTTGAACGTCCGTCAGCATTCGCGCGATTTCACGCGGCCCCTTGCCCGCCTCCAGCCCAGCCGCGATTGCCTCGCCCATGCTGTTGAGCTGTGTCTTGGTGAAGTCACGCAAAAGTGAGGTCGCCGCCTCACGCGCAAGCGCGCGCGCGCGGTCTGTTGCGGCTTTGGAGACTGGCCCGGTGATTTGGGCGAGGTACTGGGCAAGCAACGCCTCTTCGAGCGTCTGCGCAAGTAGCGCGTTCACCTCGGCGGAGACGGCCTCCAGTGTCTCTTCGTAGGCGTCTGCCATGTCAACCCCCGAACGCGGCGCGGATCATCGCCACGCCGATAACCAAAAGCGGGAGACTCACAAGCACGATGAAGGGGAGCGCGATGCACAAACACCCCAGCCCCGCGCACGCCTTCCCGAATTCCTGCGCGTTCATGATGCGGCTCCCGGCGCGCCCTGCGCCTGTTGCGCGGCTATCAGTTTTTCCAGCCGCCCGCCTTCCAGAATCTTGGCAATGGCAACGTCCCCGATGGTCGTGGTGACGGCCTCGATGATCGGGGCGAGTTGCGCCTCGGTCATAGCAAACTGCTGCTCCGTCAGCGGTGGCAGCGTCTCCGCGCCCGCGCCGCCCGCCTCCATGCTGTCCTCGGCCATCTGGTCCAGTTCCGCCTCGCGCCATCCTTCATCCCGCAACTGTGTCACGATGGGGATTCCCGCGCGCACATTGATTTCCCGCGTCTGCGCCTGTGAAAGCGGCTGGACCGTGCGCGGGTCATCCCAGTTCACCGTGATTGCTTCAGGTTCAATCCCCGGCATTCCGTCAAGGTCCAGCATGTGGGCGCACAGGTCGCGCCATGTGCCGTCCACGCGGGCCATGTAGCGGCGCACCTTTTTGATTAGCGGGGCTTCCATCGCCTGCAACGCCTCGCCGCTGGGGTCGCCGCCCTGACTCTGGAAGTAGTGGCGTGGGGTCCGGGAGATAGACGCCATCGCGTGGGCCAGGTCGCGCTTCGCTTCGGTGTAGATGGACAGGTTGGCTTGCGCCAGTTGAATGATGGAGGTGGGCTGTTCGTCTCCCGCGCTCCCCGGTATCGCCAGAAAGTCTCCCGGCTTGATTGCGGGAATGTTCACGTCACTGGGCGAAATCAGCGCGCGGAACGGGAACGCGCAGCCCTCGGAGGTCACCATGAGGTCCGCGAAAAGTTTGTTCACCGCATCCTGCAAGGGGATCACGTCTGCGAAGTCTGGGCGAGTCTGTCGGCGGTCTGCGCGGAAGTGGAACACTGGGAACACGGGCAGGTCCACCACGCCGTCTGTGTCCAGTGTGTAGGACTTCGCTTCCGTGCCGCTGTCCTTTGGCGCGAAAAACTTGGATAGGATGCAGCCGCCGTCTGGCGTGCGCTCGTAAACATAGAGCCGCCAGACCGCCGGGTCTGTGTTGTCATCCAAGAACCGCTTGAGGACCGCCGTGAGTTTGCGCGGGTGCGCGGGGTCGTAGACGGCGTAGCAGTTCGGCGATGGCTGGCAGTAGGCCTCCGGCACGCCTTCATCCACGTCTGTGATAACGAACGCCTCACCCGTCACCACCACCTGCTGATGCACCTCCTCGGCGAGCGCCCCCCACGACATGCGGTCGAAGAAGCTGTTGGCCTTTTCCGTGGCCGCGTCATTCTCGGACACCGTGAACCCCGTCAGGCCCATGCGGTCAATGACGGCGTTGCACACGATACTGATCCAGTTTTCCGCGAACGTGGCCCGCCCCACCTCCGGGAAAATCTTCCGCACCTTCTCCGTGGAAAAAACGAGCGGGTGGTCTCCGTCATAGTAGCGGATAGCCTCAGCCTGCCGCACTGCCTGTCCATTGAACGCCTTCAGGTTGCGGGCGATGATTGTCTGTGCCTCTGTCATAGTATGCGGGCCTCCACTGTGCGGCGTGCGCCGAGTTCCGTACACGCCCACACAAGGGCGTCCATGCGGTCGGGCGAGTGCGCGCCGGGGTCATCCGGTGTCCACTCGCACATCTGGTCCTCTAGTATAGCATGACTCCCAACGTGGTGAACCTTGCCCTGCTCGTACAGCGCTGATATCGGTTCCGCCCGCGTCTGCTTTCCACGGCTGGCATGAACCGCCTTGAGTGGCATGTTTGGGTTCACTGTGCGCAATACGTGCGCCACCATGTCCCCGCCTTGATTCGATTCGTATATCACTCGGTCCGCCTTTGCACCGATGAATGCGCGGTTGACCGCCGTTCCCCACGCCTGCGGGGTGCCCTTGATGCTGTGGTCTGCAAGAACGTACAAGTGGCCGTCCGCCGCCTTGCCCACAACAATGATTCCCGTTTCATCCCCACCCGCTGTCGCGCTGGGGTCCACCCCCACCACCACGCGCACAAGGTCCGGGGCTTGCGCCACCCGCAGGTCGTCTATCTGTTGCCGCTTCCAGAGCGCGCCGGGGTTGTCTTCCAGCAGTTCGGCGTACAGTTCTTGCCGCCCCAACCTGGTGCCCTCGTAGCGGCTCAGAATCGCGTCAATGAACCCCGGCGCGAGGTTGTCCCGGTTGTCGAAGGTGCTGGCCCGCGTGGTGCGCGTGTGCGGGTCTTTGATGATGTTTTTGAGTGTCTGGATAGGGCGCGGTGTTGTGGTGACTACGCAGCGCGGGTCCGCGCCCAGCCGCAGGCCCATCATGAGGTTGTCCCATGTGTCCTGGGGGTACTTCCACGCGGCCAATTCATCGCACCACGCGCTATGGTGCTGTGGCCCCCGAAGTCTCTCCGGTTCCTCGGCAGAGTAGCAGAAAGCCACCGCGCCGTTGTGAAACTCTACTCGCCGTTTGGACGGGTAATAGGTAGGTCGCTGGGATTCAGGGAACACACGGAGCAGCCCGCTTTCCCCTTCCACTATCACGTCCCGCACGTCTGCGGCGGTCGGGGCAACAAGCGCGATGCGCCCGTCAGTCTCAATGCGCCGCCGTACCCATTCCG